TCAAGCACCCTTAACAATCAACACCACGAGATAGGACAACATATGTCAATGGACATCAACGCGCCCCTTTTCCGCCAACTCGATCGCCTCGAGAACCTCGACCCATCCGATACCGACGCACTCAAGGCCGAGATCGAGCGCGCCAAAGCGGTCAAGGACATTGCCGAGACCATCATCGACTCGGGGCACCTGACCGCCGACGTCATCAAGCTCAAGCATCAACTCGGTGCCACCGCGACCATCCCCAAGGGCCTGCTCTAATGGGAGGTCGAGTCTGGACGGACGAAGAGATCGAGTGGATTCGCGGGAACTACTCTAAGGAGCACGTCCCGCATCTGCTCGACCAATTTGAGAAGAGGTTCGGACGCCGCCCGACCGTCGGCGCACTCGCGCAAAAGGCCTATAAGCTCGGGCTCAGGCATTCGCGCGAAAAGGCGCCAGATACCATGACCAAGCGTATCATCTGGGCGCGTGAGCCCGCCTACGATGCCTGGATGGACGAGCATGATGTGGGACAGGCCGTGCCTTTGCTCTCAGAGCAATTCGAGGCCGAGTTCGGGTTTCCGCTCTCGCGCGGTCAGGTCAACGTGTGGCGCGCCAACAACGGACGGCAGATGCGGCCTCGTCGCCCGGGCGGCGGCAGGCCGCGAAAACCCATCGGCTTCGAGCGGCGCACCAGGGGGGGCATCTTGGTCAAGGTACGCGAGGAACCGGTGGTACCGATGTCGAAAGATAACTGGGAGTTCAAGCACTACATCGTCTACCGAGAGGTGCACGGCTCGATTCCCGATGGTTACGACATCGTCTGTGCGGACAAGGATCCGTTCAACTGCTCGCCTGAAAACCTCGTCGCCGTACCGCATCGCCTGATGGCTCGTATCAACTCAGTCGACACACCCGACTGGCACGACGCCGAATCGCTCAGGCAGTGCGTGGCGCTGTGCGAGCTCGCGTCGGGCATCCACAAGGCCGAGCTGTCGGTGCCGAGGACATGCGGCGTCTGCGGCAAGACATTCCTGCCAGATCCGAGCCGAGGCGCCGATTATCAGAATCGCTACCGCAAAACATGCCCGGAATGCCGTGCGCAGGGACTCAAGGCGCATGGGGAGCGCACCACAAAGCTGATCGCCACCTGCTGCGTCTGCGGCAAGCAGTTTCCCGCTCGCGCCAAAAACCAGAAGCGCTGTCCCGAGTGCATCGCCATTCATCCGAAATGGGGAGCCAAGAGACACGCACATCTAGAGGAAAGAAAACGTAAGGACTAGGAGTTTTCCCGATGGCAAGGAGAAAGGTCACACAGGCTGACATCGAGGCGGCTGCCGCAGCTCCGCTCAAGTATTTCACACACGAAGCGCACCTCGCCGACTCGATCGCCTGCCGTCGCTTTATCAGGCGATGCGGGCCTGACGGATATGGCAGGTTTATGCGCCTGCTTGAGCGCCTTGCCGCCGAGGAGGGCCACGTCATCGACGTGCTCGATACCGAGAGCCAGTACCTCTTGGCGGATGAGCTTTGGTTCGGCGATAACCTAGGTGCCCTGGGGCAATTTCTCAAGGATCTGTCCGAATGTGGACTCATACAGATGTTCGGGGACGGTGTAATAAAATCGCCTGTGGTGGACGAGTCGGCACTGTACTTCGGTAAGCGCAGAGCCAGTGCGGCACTCGGCGGCAGGGCGCGAAAAGAGGGGAGTGAAAATGCCTAATCTACCTGGGGAAACTTTCAACAAAGCATCGCTTAAGCGATGCTTTAGCGATGCTTGTAATAAAATAAAAGAAAAGAAAATAAAAGAAACGCCGACGCACGGCTCGTTATTAACGAGACGTGCCGGGCGTCGGGAGTCAACCTCACAAGGAAGTCCTCTCTTTGGTTCTTTCTCTGTTGAAAACTTTTTTGGGCTGTTGAAAACTCGCGACATTTGCAAAGGAGCCGAGCTGTGCTAGACGATTTCAAGGATGCTCACGAGTTGTTCGAGGCCGCGCGATCTGCCGCCATCGAGCGCGACCATGCGGCCAAGCAGCTCGAGCGCATGCGTCACCGCACGCTTGGCGGCTCGTCATCAATCTCGGGCGGCGGTCGTGGAGCGACCAAGGACGTCAACGGAACGGCTGCGTCAATCGCGATCGTGGATTACGAATCGATGATGCGTACCCGTCTCGTTGAGGACACCAAGCTCCTTAACCTCTGTGCGGCTCTCATTTACGGCAGGAACGGGCGAGAAGGAGTCTCTGCGGTACTTGGTAGCGAATACGCAGATGTGCTGTTCTGGCGCTATCTGAACGCCGAGACGTGGGTTAGATGCGGTGTCTTGTGCCACGTCTCGCCGGCGACTGCCAAGCGCCACGCCATGACCGCGCTCGACACCATCGACAGCATCGGCCTACGCCACGCTATCGACGGCGTGGGCCTCGGCTCAATGTCAGGAAGCATCGGGCTCAATGCCGACTACCTTAAAAGTTGAGCCGATGTGAGCCACTTTGAGCTGCTGTGAGCCGATGTGACCGGGCTTTGAAGTGATATAGATATCATTGCGATTCGCGCATTGAGACAGTCCAACCCTGCTCGATGCGCAAACACAGCGCGGGGGCGCGCTGGTGAGGATCGTGGTAGTTGAGGGACCGATGGGCGACAGCAGCCATCGGTCCTTTTCTTTTGTCTTAGAGGTGCGCCGTGCATGTCCCGAGCGACAGGCCGCTCGCGTCATGGATTCGCGAGCTCTATGCCGATGACAAGATCTATGTCTTTTACAACTCGCCTGAGTGGAAAGCACTGAGGCATGAGGTCCTTGAGGACCACGGCTTTGAGTGCGAGGAGTGCGCGGACCACGGCATCTACGTGAGAGCCGACACAGTCCATCACGAGTACCACGTGCATTCGCATCCGGGCATGGCGCTCACTCGATTCATTGAGCTGCCTGATGGGACGAGGCGAGAGGTGCTGCATCCTCTGTGCAACTCGTGTCACAACGCCGCTCATGGTCGCTTCGACGGTCCGCGACGCAAGCCAAAGGGCAAGCCCGTGACCAAGGAGCGCTGGGACTGAGGCATAGCAGGCCCCCAGCTCCCCATAGCCCCTAATTCCGTAGGGGGCGAACAACGGGGGGGTGTATAAGACAGAGGATTTTAAATTCCGTTTTTGAAAATCAGCGATAGGGGGTGTGCGGATGGCCGGACGAAACAAGCAGCCGGTCGACGTGCTGACCGCGCGCGGCAAGTCGCATCTGACCAAGGCCGAGAAGGAGCGCCGCAAGGCGACCGAGTCGGTCGTGCCGGTCGCGCTTCGCGGCGTGTCGCCGCCGGGCTACCTTGACAAGTGGCCTGATATCCGTCGTGAGTTCGAGCGCTACGCCGAGATGCTGACGGCGCTCATGCCCGACAATTTCGGGCAACCAGATGCCGACTGCCTCGCGCGCTACGTTGTCTCCGAATCGCTCTATGAGCGCTACACCTCCGACTTGATGGACGAGCACGACCCGCTCAACATCAAGAATTTGCAGATCGCCCAGGACCGTGCCTTTAAGCAGGCGCAGGCGTGCGCGTCCTCGCTCGGTCTCACTGTGACCGCGCGTTGCAAGCTCGTCGTTCCCGAGCGCCGTGAGGATGATGGCGAGGGTGAGTTCTAGCGCACGTGCGCGGCGGCACAAGCGCATCAACTGTCCCGAGATCACGACCTACATGCGCATGGTCGAGACCGGAAAGGTCAGGGCATGCGCCGAGCAGCATCAGCTCATGGCGCACCTCCGGCGAGTTTTCGCCGACGAGGAACTGATAATCGACACCGACCGCCTTGCCGAATACAGGCATTACGAGAAGTATTTCCCGTTCGAGCTTTTCGCCTGGGAGCTTTTCGCATTCGCGCTGTTCATGTGCGTGTTCAACAAGGACGGCACGCCTCGCTGGTCCCAGGAATTAGCCTACATGGGGCGAGGTGGCGGCAAGAACGGCTTCTGTAGCTTCATCGCATTCTGCTCGACCACCAAGGTCAACGGCATTCGCGACTACGATGTCGATATCTGCGCCAACTCCGAGGAACAGGCAAAGACCTCATTTGACGACATCTGGAACATCCTCGAGAACTCCGGTCAGCGCCGGCGATTCCAAAAAGGTTTCCATTGGAACAAAGAGGAAATCGTCTGCCGGTCGACCAACTCTCGCATCAAGTATCGCACCGATAACCCCAGGTCGAAGGACGGCCTGCGTTCCGGCATGGTCATCTTCGACGAGGTCCATGCCTATCAGAACTTCGACAACATCAAGGTCTTTACGACCGGTCTCGGCAAGAAGCCGCATCCGCGCCGCCTGTACATCACGACCGATGGCGATGTGCGTGACGGCGTGCTCGACAGTCTGCTTGATAAGTCGCGTCGCATCCTCTCTGGCGAGATTCCAGACAACGGGTTTCTGCCGCTGATCTTCAAGCTCGACACCGCCGACGAGGTCTCGGACAAGCGCAACTGGGTCAAGGCAAACCCGAGCCTGCCGTACCTTCCCGTTTTGGTGAGCCAGATCGAGCAGGAGTATCAGGACTTCCTCGACAACCCTGCCGGCAACGCCGATTTCATGACCAAGCGCATGAATCTCCCGGCGGGCAACCCCGACTACCAGCTCACCGATTACGACAACCTCAAGGCCGCATCGCGCGAGCTGCCGGACCTCTCCGGCATGACCTGTGTTTTCGGCATCGACTTCGCGAAAACCCAGGACTTCGTCGCAGCAGCGCTGCTTTTCCGCGACGGTGACGAGTATTTCGCGATCCAGCACTCTTGGGTCTGCCGAGCGTCAAAGGACTTGGCGCGCATCAAGGCGCCGCTCGATGAGTGGGAGCGTCGCGGCCTGCTCGAGTACGTCGATGATGTCGAGATTCACGCGAGCCTCGTTACCGATTGGCTCTACGAGCATATGGGGACCTACGACATCCAAGAGGGCGCCATCGACTCATACCGGCATGCGACCTTTATGCGCGAGCTCGATTCAATCGGCTTTTCCGCAAAGGAAAAGACCGTCAAGCTCGTGCGACCGTCCGACCTGATGCAGATTCAGCCCATCGTCAATTCTGCGCTCATCAACCACCGCATCGCCTGGGGAGACGATCCGATGATGCGCTGGTATGCGAACAACGTAAAGCTCACAGCCGCCGCGCATGGAAATTATTGCTACGACAAGATCGAGCCGAAGTCGCGTAAGACCGATGGCTTCATGGCGCTCGCCGCTGCATTCACGGTGGCCGACCGCCTGCCTGATACCTCGGAAATCGAAATCATCCCGACCATGACCTTCTAGAGGGGAGGCCGTTTGAAAGCTATCGATTTTCTCGGCTTGCGCGTGACGCAGGCTGAGATTGAGCCTGCCGCCGGCAGTTGCGTCGAGTCTGAGCTTGCCGCCGCCACCTATTTCAAGGCGATCGCGCTTGCGACCGCCATCTCGTACAAGGCCAACGCGCTCGCGATGTGCCTTTTTCGCGTCTACGAGAACGGCAAGGAGGTCAACGATGACCTCTGGTATCGCCTGAACGTCGAGCCAAACAACAATCAGAATGCCGCACAGTTTTGGTGCGAGCTCGTCGAGCGCCTCTGTATGCGCGGCGATGCGCTCGTCGTGCCTGTCGGCGACAGCTTCTATGTCGCAGATTCTTACAGCCGCGAGGAGCATCCACTAGAACAGGATATTTTCAGCGGCATCGTCGTCGGCAACGCCAACCTGATCAGGAAGTACCGCGCGAACGAATGTATGTTCTTCAAGCTCGCCGACAAGAACATCTCGTGCTACGTCGAGAGCATGCTCGATTCGTACTCGACGCTGATGGCGGCGGCGATGGCGGCATACAAGGCGACATCAGGCCAGAAATACAAGCTCGTTATGGAGCGCGGTCTGACCGGTAGCCTCAAGGACGAGGACAAGGCCGAGGCCATGCTTAAGCGCAATCTCAAGACCTTTATCGAAAATGCCAACTCAGTATATTTCGAGACTAAGGGCTCACACCTTGAGCCGGTCAAGGTCGAGAACGCAGTCGAGCCCACCGATATCTCAGACCTACGTAAAGAGATTTACGACAGCGCCGCCATCGCATTTAAGGTCCCGAAATCGATTATGTATGGCGACATGACCAACATGGGCGACCTCGTGAACACCATGCTCACGTTCTCGGTCGACCCTGAGGCGAAGATGATTTCCGACGAGGTCACGCGAAAGAATTTCGAGCCCGACGAAATCATGGCCGGCTCAAAGGTCAAGGTCGACACGACCACCATCAAACACATCGACATCTTCGATGCCGCTGGACCGGCTTCGCAGCTGATGTCCTATGGCGTTTTCTGCATCAACGACGTGCTCAAGGCACTCGGTTATGAGCCTATCAGCGACCCGATCGCCGACAAGCGCTTTATCACCAAGAACCTTGGCGCCGTTGAGGATGTACTCCGCGACGCGAATCAAGGGGGTGAAATGTAGTGAAGAAATACTTTCAGCTCACAACGTCCGAGGACGGCACGACCGCCGACCTCGACATCTATGGCGACATCAGCTCTTGCTGGTGGGACGATGACGCCATGAGCGCACCGAAGCTGTCCAAGCAGCTCGACGAGCTCGGCGACGTGTCCCAGATCAACGTGCACATCAATTCCTACGGCGGCGAGGTCGCCGAGGGCCTTGCCATCTACTCGGCGCTCCGACGACACAAGGCGCGCGTGCGCACCACCTGTGACGGCTTCGCCTGCTCGATCGCGTCCGTGATTTTCATGGCCGGTGACGAGCGCCTTATGTCGGATGCATCGCTCTTGATGATTCACAACGCCTGGACGAGCGCATGGGGCGTCAACGCTGCCGACCTGCGCAAGCTTGCCGACGATATGGACACCATCACGAGCGCGTCCAAGTCGGCATACATGGCGCGCGTCTCCATCACCGAGGACGAGCTCACCGAGCTCATGGACGCCGAGACGTGGATCAGCCCGGCAGACGCCGTCGATATGGGTTTTGCCACCGCCATCGAGACATTCGAGAGCGGCGACAAGGCGTCCCAGGGCGCGCGCGATTCGCTCATGGCACTCGTCATGGCATCCGTCGAGCATCGTGCCGCCACCAAGGATGACGATGATGACCCGGACGATACCGATGACGATGACGGCGACGATTCCGGTGCCGATGACGGCAATTCCGATTCGGACGATGACGAGGGCGATGGTGACGGCGCCGATGGCACCGAGCCCGATGACGAGCCCGAGGACCCCGAGAAGGACCCAGACAAGAAGCAGGCTTTTGCCGGCGGCATCGCCGCATTCGCAAGCATTTTCGCCAATTAGAACGAAATAGATAGGAGACTCAATGAGCCTTATCAAGACCACCAAGAGCGCTTCCAAGATCGCCGAGGCTTTCCAGTCCGGTGACGCAAAGCAGATGGAGAGCGCCTGGGATGCTTTCGGCAACGAGATCGCCGAGTCCATCCGCGCCGACTTCGACCTCTACAGCCAGTCCAAGGACGATCAGGTCCTGGCGAACCGTGGTTACCGCACGCTGACCGCCAAGGAGTCCGCTTGGTACACCGGCATCGCCCAGGCGCTTAAGAACGCCGAGTCCAAGCAGTCCTTCATCGACATCCTCAAAGATGAGAACGTCGATGACCTGATGCCCGAGACCGTCATCGAGGACGTGCTTCGCTATCTCATCGAGACCCGCCCGCTGCTCAGCAAGGTACGCTTTGCCAATGCCGGCTACTCGACCAAGTGGATTATCAACGACTCCACCGTCCAGAAGGGCTCCTGGGGCCCCATCGACTCCAAGGTCACCGACGAGATCAAGGGCGCGCTCAAGGTCCTCGACATCACCCAGGCTAAGTACACCGCTTTCTGCATCATCCCGCTTGACCTTCTCGACATGGGACCGGTATTCCTTGATGCCTTTATCCGCGCCGTCATGGCGGAGGCGCTCGGCTACGGCCTTGAGGATGCCATCGTCAACGGCACCGGCGTCAACATGCCCATCGGCATGACCAAGAATCCCAACGGCGACTTCAATCAGTCTACCGGCTACCCGGACAAGGAGAAGGTCGCCGTAACCTCCTTCGCTCCCGTCGATTACGGCAAGCTCGTCGCCAAGGTTGCTCGCACCGAGAAGGGCAAGATGCGCGACATCAAGGGTGTCGTGCTGCTCGTCAACACGATTGACTACCTGACCAAGGTTATGCCTGCGACCACCGTGCTCGCTCCCGAGGTCGGCGGTTACGTCCGAGATCTGTTCCCGTTCCCGACCGAGGTCATTGAGTCCAACGTGGTCAAGACCGGCACCGCCGTGCTCGGCGTCATCGATGACTACACGCTCGCCGTCGGCGGCAAGCGCAACGGCGCCATCATCTTCGATGACTCCGTCCATTTCCTCGACGATGCCCGAACCTTCAAGCTCGTCCAGCATGCTGCCGGTCGCGCATACGACAACACCAGCTTCGCGGTGCTTGATATCTCTAACCTCGACCCGGCCTATGTGACAGTGAAGAACGTCGGCGCCGCTGCCGCCGCAAATGTCGTTGCCCTGTCCGACACCTCTGCCGATCGTGCCGTTGACGATGTTGCCGAGGACCTGCCCGTAGCCTAAAGGAGGTGGCGCATGGCGCTTGTCGACAAGGTACGGCGCAAGCTGCGCGTGACCTACCGAGACGATGAGATCGATGAGCGCATAGACGAGATCATGGAGCAGGCCGACGCCGACCTCCGCTCCATGCTCGCCATCACCGAGCGCTCATTTACCTTTGAGAATGGCGGCACCGAGCAGGCGCTTTTTCTTGCGTACTGTTTTTACGAGTGGAATGACGCACTCGACGATTTCGAAGTCAACTATACCGAGAAGATCGCCAAGTGCCGAGACCGGTGGCTGGCGGTGGAATATGCTCAAAAAGCGACCTCTGCCTAGCTATAGCGACGGCGTTGTGGGAATCTACACCGAGACCCGCGCGCCGTCATCTTTCGGCGCGAAGCGCAACCCGAGTGTCCCATACGACCTCGATGCGCTCGTGCGCCTTTTCTTCCGCTCATGTTCAGTCCGTGATCAGGATTACGAGGTCTCAGAGCGCCTTGGCTTCACGTGCAGTGCAAAGGTCTGCACACACAACATTCCGGCGGTAAAGCCTGGGATGAAAGCAGTCATCGGCGCCACGATTTACGGCATCGCCCACATCGACAGGACCAATACGGAGATGTATCTCTACCTTGAGGGAGGCGTGCCGTATGTCGACGCCCGATAGCACGCTCGATCGCATCCGCGACGCGCTCGCGACCGTCGACAATGTCGTTTTCTACGGCGCCGCCGCCGGTCTTAAGGAGAGCGAACCGTGGGACTATACGGTCTTTTCCCGTGAGGAAACCCGCGCAAAGGACAACCTGACCGGCTTTACGAACGTGTATTCGGTAGCGATGGTGCGCGAGAGTTATGTGCCTGATGGCGCCGCCGCCGAGGTGATCGCTGCCATGACCGCAATTCCCGGCATGCGCCTGGATCACGGCACCGCCATCGGCTACTACTACACGACCAAGCCCGGCACCAAGGACGTCGTTGAGATGATGACGCTTCGGTTCATCAAGGCGGTTAAGTCGTGAGCGGATGGGCATTTATCGGCGAGGCCGATTTCGCCGCCGTCACCGTGGCGGCTCAGCAGTATCCCGATAATGCAGAGCGCGCCATCAACGAGGTATTGCATAACGAGGCCGGACCGGTTGTCTACCGCGGCATCAACCCGCTCATCCATGCATCAGGCAGGACCTTTAAAGGCCACAAGGCATCGGCCAAGGTATCCGATTGGCCCGAATACCGCACGAATGAGAATCTTGCCGTGACGGTCGCCGCCAAAAGCAACTACCAGTACCTCTACTTTCCAGATGACGGCAGCAACACAAACAGGCATGCCGGCAATCAGCAATTTTTCAAGCGTGGCGCAGAGTCGGTAATCCCGAGGATTGTCGAGCGCTGCGTGCAGGCAATTACAAGTGAATGGAGTTGAGATGGCGATTAAAACGACCGTCTTTTCTGAGTATGAAGTGCGCGAGCTCGTCGTGAAGCTCGGCGCCGAGACGTGCCCGATCGGGTGCATCGGCTCCCTCGAAGAGGAGACCGAGGTCATCCAGATTACGAAGAAGTGCCGAGGCGTGGTTGCAAAGAAGCGCACGCGCGGAACCGGTAGCGGCACGCTTAAGCTGACCGCGCACATGCCCCGAGACCTCTACAACCGCCTTATGGCCATGAAGTCCGACAAGCTCAAGCCCGGCGTAACCGCCTACGGTCGCTCGTCTGTGCACCCGGAATTCGTGCTGACCGGTCGAGTTTTTGACGAGGACGAAAAAGAGAAGCTCAAGGCATGGCCCGTCTGCGTGATGAACACCGGCCCCGCATCCAAGGTCGAGAACGGTGCCGAGGAGGTCGCCGAGCTCGAGGTCGAGATCGGATTCTCGCCGGATGAGAACGGTTTCGGCCATTACGAGTGCGACCTCGAAGATGCCACCGAGGACGTAAAGAACGCCTGGATGGAGAGCTTCACCCCGGACCTTGTCAAGGCGGCTGAGTAGCCATGGCGACCAAAAAGGTGAAAGTCCAGGTTCTAAAGGCCTTTATCGACCGTCGCTCGAAGCGCGTGCACGCCGTGGGCGATGTTCTCAACATCACCGAGAGCCGCCTCGCCGAGATTCGCAAGGTCGACCCTGACCTCGTCCAGGAGATTAACTAGCAGATGCCGGGGCGCTTTGTCGCCCCGGCCCTTATGGAGGACGCGAAATGCCCAAGCCTAAGCGCAATATCAATGCCTCGACCGAGATCGAGATGAGTGACGGCACCAAGCTCAAGCTCACGATCTCGTGGGGGCTGCTCATCAAGCTCCGAGCGCTCAACAAGCAGCTTTATTCAAAGTTCAGCGGCGTGGTCATGGCTGGTGCAGCCGATGACGTGCTCAAGATGCTCGACATCGTGTACTGCGGCTACATCTGCCAGTACATCGAGGACAACGGCACGCTTGCCGATACGCTCACACAGGATGAATTTATCGCCGTCGCGCCCGCCGACGTCGAAGCAGTAACGATGGCCGCGATGGAGCTGATTTCCCCAAAAAAGATGGCGCGTTTTCAGAACCGTTCAGAAAGCGCGCAAGGGAACTAGGTGCCAGGGAGAAATCCAAGCTGGTCGCGCGACCTCCGAAATTTGAAATCACCGACGTTGAAGATGCCTACGCCTTTTACGTCCTCGTCCTCGGCATGTCCGAGGACATTTTTTTTAACGCCGACATCCCATTCCTACTGAGCGTCATGGCGAACAAAAACGCCTATGACCTCTGGCAATCGGCTGTCGAGAACAAGCTCCGAGAGGAGGCGAAGAAGTAGTGGCGAGCAAGAACACGGTCGAAATCAAATTCAAGGCCGAGACCGAGCAATTCCGCGCCGCCATCAAGTCGGCCAACTCGACTATGACCACGCTCCGCGGCGAGCTCAAGCTCAATGCCGCACAAATGAAGAATACAGGCGCGTCGGTCGAGGCCCTGACGCGCAAGAAGAAGTTGCTAGAGCAGCAGGACGAGACGTTACAGCAGAAGATCAACGCGCTCGCCTCTCAGCTCGAGGCATCCAACGCCGCCTTTGGCGAGAACTCTGCTTCGTCCCAGAAGCTCACCAACCAGCTCAACCAGGCAAAGGCCGCGCAGCAGAACGTCCGCGCCGCCATCAGCCAGACGAGTACCGAGATCGAGAAGCAGGCCGACGCCGAGCAGCAGGCCGAGAGCGCCTACACGCAGCTGTCCAACAAGATCAACGAGCAGCGCTTGAAGCTCAAGCAGTTGCAGACGGCATATGCCGATGCCGTCATCGCTAAGGGCAAGGACTCGACCGAGGCCAAGGAACTCGAGGGCAACATCCGCGAGCTCAATTCCGAGCTCCGGCAAAACGAGTCCAAGATGCGCGCCGCCGAGGACGCCGCGGCAGAACTTGCGCGCGAGGAGGACAACCTCGCCGATTCAGCCGACCGCGCCAACGACGGATTCACCGTCGCCAAGGGCGTGCTGTCCAACCTCGCGAGCGATGCGCTCTCGCGCGTCGCGCAGGGTGCGAAGGACACCGCCAAGGAGGTCATCGACCTCGGCAAGACCTTCGAGCTGTCGCTGTCAAACGTCCAGGCGCTCTCAGGCGCAAGCGCCGATGACATGGAGCGCCTTGAGGCGAAGTCGCGCGAGCTTGGCGGCACGACTACGTTCTCGGCGGCTCAGGTAGCCGACGCATTCGGCTACATGGCGCTTGCCGGCTGGGATACCGAGCAGTCGCTCGACGGTATCAACGGTGTACTCACGCTCGCGCAAGCCGGCTCGATGGACCTTGCATCGGCGTCCGACCTGCTCACCGACTACCTGTCAGCATTCTCGATGCAGGCGAGCGACGCCGCCACGATGACGGACGTTTTGGCCTACGCCCAGGGCAACGCCAACACAAACGTCGAGCAGCTTGGCGCTGCATTCAAAAATTGCGCCGCCAACTGCAACGCAGCCGGCATGGACGTCCAGACAACGACGGCCTTTATCTCGGAGCTCTCCAATCAGGGACTCAAGGGCTCTGAGGCTGGCACGGCGCTCAACGCAGTCATGCGTGATATGACGGCGAAGATGTCCGATGGTGCCATCAAGATCGGCAACGCGAGCGTTGCCGTGATGGACGCGAACGGCAACTACCGTGACATGGTCGACATCATGCGCGATGTCGAGAGTGCGACAAATGGCATGGGCGACGCTGAAAAGGCGAGCGCGCTGCAATCGACCTTTACGGCAGACTCTATCAAGGGTCTCAACCTCATCCTCAACGCCGGCACCGATGAGCTGGGCAGTTTCCGCGACGAGCTATACAACTCCAACGGCGCGGCTCAGGACATGGCCGCGACCATGACCGACAACCTCGCCGGCGACCTGAGCAATCTCGACTCGGCGCTCGAGGAAGTCGGCCTCAAGCTCTACGACAAATTCAAGGAGCCATTGCGCGAGTCGGTCCAGGTCATCAGCAATGACGTGGTGCCGGCAGTCGGCAATCTTATCGACAACTTCGACCAGATCGCGCCCGCCGTGGCTGGCGGTGCCGCCGGCATCGCGGCCTTTGCCATCGGCGCGAATATCGTGCCGATTCTTTCCGCCGTCTCAGGCGGTGTCACGGCACTTGGCGGCGCGGTCAGTTTCCTGCTCTCGCCGATCGGACTTGTCGCAATCGCGATCGCCGCGGCGACGGCGGCGCTCGTCTACTTGTGGAACACCAATGACAGTTTCCGTAACACGGTCATGGGGATTTGGCAACAGATCTGCGACACGATTTCCCAGGCGGTCGCGCAGATCCAGCCGGTACTCGATGCGCTGTCGGTATTTTTCACGACCGGCCTGCTGCCGGCGCTTCAATCCCTTGTTGATGGATACATCACCGGATTCGGCTTCATCGTCTCAGGTGCCATGGCTTTCGCATCGGGATTGCTCCAGGTCATAACCGGTGGGATGGCCGTTGTCCAAGGTGTAATTGATACCGTTCTTGGCGTAATTGTCGGTATTTTTACCGGCAACTTTACGATGGCCCAGAATGGCGTGCAGACAATCCTGAGCGGCTTGTCCTCTATCGCGTCAGGAATTTTAAATGGCCTTGCCGGTGCGATCAGCGGAATTCTTGGCTCCGTGGTTTCCGTTTTTTTTGGCCAGTTTAATGCGATCACCTCAATCGTGGGCGGCGCCCTACAGGGGGTCGTTACTTTCTTTTCCGACAAGCTCGGTGTAGCGAAATCTACGGTGTCCAGCGCGCTGAATGCGATTTCCGGCTTTTTCAGCGGATGCAGGCTGCAACTGCCGCACATCAACCTGCCGCACTTCTCGATCAGCGGTGATTTCTCGATCGTCCCGCCGAGGACGCCCAAGATCAGCGTCGAGTGGTACGCCAAGGGCGGCATTCTGACCAGGCCGACGCTTTTCGGCTTCAACGGTACCAACGCCATGGTCGGCGGCGAGGCCGGTCCCGAGGCCGTGCTGCCGCTCTCCATCCTCCGCGGCTTCATCGAGGACACCTTTGAGCGCCATGCCGACGCATCTTCGACCAACAACTTGCAGATTACCGTCTACGCCCAGGGCAACGCCGATGAGATCGCGGATGCGGTCGCATACAAGGTTTTCGGTGCCATCGACCAGGCTATGACCGCCAACGGGAGGTAGTGCATGGGATACCATTACGGCAATTGGGCCGGTCCCGCCGCAACGTTCCGAGTCGTTGTCGCCTACAGCTTCAGCAACTACCGCGACGATATTGTCCACGTTCAGGCACGCTATTACGTCGAGGTTTCCGCCAATTCGTCTTTTAACGGCACAGTGCTCAAGACGAGCTGGGGACAGACTGTCAGACTCTACGGCCAAGGCATCTATGCGGACACCGGGTGGTGCGACTGGGGAGACCCTGGCTACGGATACACGGCACGATCGAGCATTTCTGCGGACTACACCTCATATTCAGGTGCCTATCACAAATCGTCGGTCGACGGTGTCGAGACGGTCAGCGCGCCCGAATGGCAGCCCTACAATATCTCCGGTCTCAAGGTTGAGCGCCAATCGGACAGCTCTGCGAAGCTGTCGTGGGGAAACAATGCACACGCCGCCCGCCCGTACCGACACATCTACATCGACCAGCGCATCGACGGCGGTGCATGGTCGAATGTCGCTGACCTCACCAACTCGCCGACGTCTTGGACGGCATCGACCGCGCCGGACCACTCGTATGAGTGGCGAGTCATACCCAACAACTACAGTGGCTCGGCCCCTGACTACCAGTACGCCGGGCCAGTCTACAACACGCCTGCGCCTCCGAGATTCGTCTTGGTCGCGCGCAAGAGCAACACGATCGTCACCGCGACGCTTGATAACAGCTCGAATACGGCGACATCGCTCGAGTACCAGACGTGCAAGCAGGGGAGTACCGGATGGGGTGATTGGGGCGAGTCGACCTATGTCGACGGCCTCGTAAAGACCTTTGATGTCGACCTCGGCGGCGGCACCTTCAAATTGCGCGCCCGAAACAAGCGCCTGCACCTCGACAGTGAGTGGGCCGAGTCCGATTCGGTTGTGACGGTCTGCCCGCCGATGGCACCGACGCTCGTGACACCGTCATCGTCTGGTGTCATCGCATCCAACGAGCCGACGGTCGCATTCCATTGGCGACACAACCCGTATGATGGCTCCGACCAGCAAAAGGCAGAGCTCGCCATCAGTACCGACGGCGGCAGCAGTTGGACGGTCGATACCGTCACTGGCAATCAGAGCATCATCACCAAGGTCAATGCCTACAGCGTCAACCAGCAGGTCGTCTGGCGCGTCCGCACCAAGGGTGTGGATGACAGTTTCGGCCCATGGTCCGCTAACCGCACCTTTAGCGTGCGGCAGCGCCCGACCGTGGTCATCGAGCAACCTGCGGACGGCTTCATCATCACTGACGTGCCGATCTCGGTAAAGCTCTCGTATATCGACCAGTCCGGCACCGTGCAGGCATCGACGCTCACGATTATGCACGGCGACGAGACGGTCTTTACCAAGTCGCTCGGCAAGTCCCTCACGACCACCATTACTGCCGACGAGTGGGTTCCGGTCGACGGCGAGACCTATGTCTTCAATGTCACGTCCCGTTCGACCTCGTCACTCACGGCGTCCGCCAAGCGCACCGTCTCGACTAAGTTCCGACTGCCACAGCGTGGCAATATCTTCGTCGAGACGGACCCGGCCACCGGATGCGCGACTGTGCAGGTCAGGCTCTCGCGCGATAGCGAGCTCGTCACCGCCGTGTGCCTCGACCTCTACCGTGTGACCGAGACCGGTCGCATCAAGATTGGCTCGGACATGAGCGACGGTGCCGAGGTGATCGACCGCTTCGCGCCGCTCAACATCGAGTACACCTATGAGGCTGTCACCACATCCGGCACCGGCGCCGTCAACACATCGACTGCCACCGGCATTATCGAGACGCCTTGGTGGTTCATCGTCTACGACGGCGGAATCGCTCAGGCGATGTGGGAGCCATCCGGCTCGCGCACGCCGACGCGCCCGTCCGATGAGATTGTCGAGCTCGATGGCAGGACATGGCCGTTGCTCGTCCAATCGCGTCAACGATCGCTCAAGATTGAATTCTCGGGATGGGTCGAGTCGCGAGAGCAGGCTCGCGCATTCGAGAGCATGATCTTTGCCTCGGGTGACAAGATCTACAAGGGCCTGTCGGGTGACGTTTTCCATTGCTCGGCGTCAGCCAAAATCGATGAGGAATACGACGGCTTCGAGGACTACAGCGCCTCGGTCTCGGTCTCAATTACGCGCGTTGATGGCGGTGAGGTCTGATGGCCGACTGGAAGGGCGCGCGCTACGACGCAGGATGGCTCTACCGCCGCATCAAATGGGGAACGTGGAACGAGCTCGGACTTTACGATAACATCGAGAGCGCGAGCATCAACCGCTCGGCATTCGACACGCTCAAGACGTCCGGTTCGCTCAAGTATTTCGGCGCCGCGCCCGATGAGGTGGACGCGCTCGCGCTCATCTACACGTTCCGCGACCGAAACGGCGTGACGGTCGAGCAGAGACGCGCGACCGTCCTCGTGGAATCTGATGAGCCGGACTACACCTCGCTCGACGGCGGTGGAGTCCGGCAATCCGGTAGCTCTAAGCTCTACTCGCTGCTCAAAGTCCTGTCCGATACAAAGCTCAAGGTGCCCTACACGGTCACGGCTGGCACCAACGCCATCGCCGCCGCCAACAAGATCATCACCGGCACCGGCCTGCGAACTAACTGCCAATCATCCAGCTATCTGTTGAGTTGCGACCACACTTTCGCACCTGACGATACTCTGCTCGATGTTGTCAACTACCTGCTCGATGCCGCGGGGTACGGTTCTGCCGATACAGATGCCTACGGCACGGTCATCCTCAAGCCCTACATCGAGCCGACCGCCCGCGAGCTCGCCTGGACTTTTGCCAACGATGAGACCTCGACGCTCATGCCCGGAATCGAGTCTGAGAACGATTGGCGCAATACGCCCAACATCGTCGTGCTCACCTATGAGACAGATGATGAGACGTATATCGCCCAGGCTCGCAACATCGACCCCGAGAGCAGGGCGTCGCTGCCATCGCGCTCGTGGCGCGAGAATTCCACGGTCGAGCAGGTCAGCGAACTTGACGGTGAGACCAAGGAGGAACGGCTTGAAAACCTCAAGACGCTCGCGCGAAAGAAGCTGCTCGATGGCAGCTCCGAAATCCAGTACACCAAGGTCAAGACGCTGCTCGTGCCGGTAGAAATCAATGACGCCGTCGGTGTGCTCTACTCAGGGCTCAAGCGCCAGGGCGCGATCACCTCAATTGATACCTCGTGCACGCCGACAGCCGAGTCGAATGTCAAGATTCGAGAATTCATCAGGCGCGACCTGCTCGTCGATGTGATCGGTCAGGTTATCGCCGCATAAAGGGGGTCAAACCATGGCTGACAGCATGGTCCGCGAGGCCGAGCGCGCCTTGCGGCTCAGTCAGGCACCGCGCTCGCCAGATTATCACGTGCGAGGCAAGGTCATGGCGGTGAAGGACGGCGCATATCAGGTGCGTCTTTCCGCTGCCGAGAACTTGACCGCCTGTTCGCGGTACTGCGACGCAAAGGTCGGTGACACCGTACTGGTCCTGGTCATGTCGAGCGGCCAATGCGCCGCCATCGCAAAGCTAATCAAGTAAAGAGAGGGGCGTTATGGCTCAAGAACTAACGTTCGATACAAAAAAGCCCGAGAATGCCTTTAGGGAGCAGCGAATCGACCCGCTTCGCCGAGGCGAGCGCGGAAACCGCGAGCTCACGGTGAGCATCGCCTACAAGGGCATCCCTTACGACCTCACCGGCTGCACCGTGCGATTCGTCGGCACCACCGGCACCGGTCAGCTCGTGGGTCCGATCGAGATCGAGGTCGCCAACGCGCCCGCCGGCATGGTCCGCCATGTTCTGCCGGCTGAGATGTCGACCGATGGCGGTCTCGCTCATTGGTACTACGAGATCTACAAGGGTGAGGACTTCCTCGACACGACCGAGTCGTGTTCGGTCAAGGTGCTGCAAAACGCCGAGATCGGCGGTCAGCAGGCAACGATTTATATCCCAATCTTGGAGCAGGCGATCGCCGACGAGCAGGCGCGCACTGCCGCCGAGACAAAGCGCGTCGAAGCTGAAAAGCAGCGCGTTGCCAACGAGGAAGAGCGCGATACCTCATTTACCGAGATGTCCAACAAGCTCACCGCCGCCGCAGCCGCCGCAAAGGCGGCTCGTGATAATGCCACCGCATCTGCCACTGCCGCCAAGGAGTCCGAGGACGCTGCCGCGGCCAGTGCGTTGAGCGCCGATAAATCGGCAGACAGCGCCGCCGCTGCCATCAAGGAGACGGCTGATGCCGCCGCCGATGCGCGCCTGGCGGCAGAGGAGGCGCGAGGCTCCATTTCTGCCGACAAGAGCATGTATTTCAAGCGCATTACCGATGAGAACGGCGACACATGGCCTGTCATCGTCGATACGACCGTTAAGGGGGACTAAATGGATCATATCTTTCCAGTAAATGACACGTTTGAAAAGGGCTTTGGCACTATCACCGATGCCATCCTGAGCCTGAATGTCGCACCTGCGCCCTATCCGGAATGGGATGCCGCCAAGGGCGAATTCACCGTCAAGTCCATCCTGCGATGGCTGAGCTCGGAAAGCGACGGCAAGATCTACGCCGTCGACCAGACGCTCGATGCCGTTCAGACGCCCACCAAGAGTCTCGCAAACGCCGACATCGCCAACCCGGTGCCGTCCACGCTGCTCAAGCCAGGCACCGACCCTTACATGGGTGTCGGTCCGTTCCGCTATGAGCACGTCAACGGCTACAAGGACAATGCCGGTACCTGGCACATCACCGGCATGCGCTCCTTTGGCAACTTCTCCTATACGGACGGTCGAGACGTTTTCGCCCTCGCGCCCGTGCGCTATGTGTTCCATGGCATCGTCGATGGCAAGTATCGTGTCGCCTGTTCCGACCGTCCCCATGTTGGCTACGTTCCCGAGGACCGCTCAATCCGTATTGACGGCACGCTCGAGCCATTCATGTGCCGCGCGGCTTTTGGCGCATCCAAGGATTCAGCCGGAAAGCCCTGCTCGGTCGCCGGCGCCAAGCTCTGGACCCGTAGCTGCTCGCACAATTCGATGAATGATGCAGCCAAGAAGAAGGGCACCGAGTACAGCGGCTATACCGCAGCGGACTACGATTATCTTTACGAGATGAACCTGCTCAAGTATGCCAACAAGTCGAGTCAGGCCAATTTCGCCGGCTGCTCGAACCATACCGAGCAGACGCCCGTCACGGTGGCAGGCACCGGTGCGCCCACCGTCACCATCGCCAAGACCGTCGCCGACAAGTGGCCCATCGGCTCTGCCGTCATGGTCGGCACCACCAAGGTCGCCGGTCGAGACCGAGGCAATGCCGATGCCTTCGACATCGCTGATCAGGCCAACATCGTCAAAAAGACCGTCGCCGGCGACAACGTCGTGCTGACGCTCGACTGCGGCAACATCTCGACCGAGGTCGGTCAGCTTGTCTCCACGGCTCCGTGGAATCCCGGCGCGACCGTCGGCATCGTCGGCGACGGCTCGCCCTACGATAATAAGTCCGGTCGCGAGCCCTTCACCATCCAGGGCATCGAGGTCATGCCTGGCGCCTGGGAGATTCTCGGCGATCAGCTCGTCAAGGGCGAGGATGACGGCTATGGCTACTACCTTGTCGAGGACACGTCCAAGTCTGCCACCTCCGTGACCTCCGACTACACCAAGATTTTCACTTTGCCGATCAAGTCCGCCGATGGCGAGATGTACCCGTCGGCAATGGTCAAGGGCAAGGGCTCTCTGGTGCCATATGGCACCGGCGGCTCAACCGGCGCAGGTGTCGGCGACGGCATTTGGTATTACGGTGGGAAAAAGACCGATACGTATGAAGTCCAGGTTTTCGGCGACCTCTGGAATGGCTCTAACGCTGGCTTGCGCCGCGCGGTCCTTAACTGCTGGCCCGGCTGGGCGTGGTGGGCCGACGCCTCGCGCGTCTCGCCAAATGGTCGAAACAGGGTGAATGCCGACGTGCCGCCGCAGGCGGCGTAAGTCGGCAGAGGGGCGGCGCCCCTGAAAAACGACCCAGGGACCTGCCGTGCATGCAGGTGGAATTCCTTTCGTCCAGGTTTTCGGCAACCTCAGGAATGGCTCTAACGCTGGCTTGCGCCGCGCGAACCTTAACAACAGGCCCGGCAGGACGAGGTGGAACAACGCCTCGCGCGAATCTGATTGATAGCTCCCATATAAAACCCGCACGGCAGAGTACCCGGTGGAAGCATCGGGCACGCCTGGCTTAACCAAGTGAAATGGCATATATAAGACCACCGGGCCAGTAGGCATTTTGCCGACCGCTCGGAATGCAATCAGAGAGCTTATTTGGTCGAATGAAAAGTTACTGCAAGGGCCTTGCCGTCGACACCGATCTTGTCGGCAGGGCCTATGAGAATTGGCGGTCCGGCGAATCAGGCCGGACCAACGAATGGCGTGTGTACAAGGAATACGGTTCGCCCGATGCCCTCGTCGCCGAAATCGTAGCCGAGGCCAATGCCGGCACGCTGCGATTCGAGCCCTTGAGCACGAGGCCGAGGCAAGATGGTGGCAAGCTGCGAAATATCGGCGTCGAGGGTGTCAAGCAGCAGGTCTGCGGCTACACCGTCGACCTCGCCGTCGATGGACTCATGCGCGCGAAAACCGGCTACTGGCAGGTCAATCGACCCGGCATGGGTCAGTTCCGCGCAGCGCCCACGGTGCAGAGGTGGGTCAACCAGTGCGCCTATCACGTGCACCTCGACGTCAAATCCTGCTATGAGTCCGTGAGGTGCGCTGACGTCATGCGCGTGCTCGAGAAGTACGTGCGCTCGAGCGTTGTGCTCGGTCTCGCAAAGGCAATCATGGACTCGTATCCGGACGGTCACCTGATGATCGGCAGCTATTTTTCGCTCAGGATGGCGCTGCTTATCCTAAGCTTCGGCTACCACCATGTCGAGGACATGCACAAGACTCGCCGCGGCAAGCGCGTGGCGCTTGTCGAACATCAGGCATGGTACGTCGATGACATCTGGTTATTCGGTAGCGACAAGCGCAACCTCAAGTGCGCAGCGCGTGACCTTGCGAAGTACCTCAAGGCCGAGTTTGGGCTTAAGCTCAAGCCCTGGAAGGTATGCAGGGCAACCGACGATGAGCCGACGGACATTGCCGGTCCAGTGGTCAGGCGCAAGCGGATCACCATCCGCGACAAGACATTTCGCAAGGGGCGTCGAGCGTTATTTCGATGCCGCCGAAAGCCGACGAATCTGAGGTTGGCGAGGCGTTTGATCGCCTATTGCGGTTGGTTCAAACACACCGACAGCCAGAGATTCTGCGACGACAACGGCCTCTATCCGGCACGCCGCCAAGCCAAAAAGGTAATCGCTAGACACGACAGATTAAGGAGTGCTCATGCAGTTCGAGCTTGAATTTTGCGACCGTGAGCCCGCAAAAGTAACGGTCATCCAGGATGGTCCCATTGCCAACATCTGGCTTCGCAAGGACATTGCCGAGGACACCGTAGACAACGGTCCCGACGGCACGCCCTACAAGATTTGGCGCTGCAACACGCTGTTTTTCCAGCGCATCGGCACGCCGAGCGCCGAGGAAATCGAGGCCGACTTCGATGCAATCGCCGAGCAGCAGATTGCCGGCAATCGCACGGTCGACGAGCGCATCGATGCGACTGAGCAGGCTGTCGCCGACAACGGAAAGCAGCTCGAGACGGCGTTTCAGGCACTCGCCGAACTCGGCGACATGATCGCATCGACGGGAGGTGAAGTCTAATGGCAGCAATCTACGCGACCCTCATCAAGGACGGGGCGATCAACCCCAAGACCGGTGAGCCCTGGAAGATTGAGGACGTGAACGTCCTCTGGCGCGCGTCCGTCAAAAAGATTCTAGATAAGTAGAAAAGGCCCCGAAAGGGGCCTTTTCTTTTGCACTGGCTGATTGCCCGCCAGTGCCGTGATGGGGCAAAGGGGGTGAATGAATGGAAGCGCTAAAGCTTTTCGTCCCATACGGCCCCGCGTGGCTTGGCGGCGTACTTCTGGCGCTGATCGCCTTTTATTTCGCTAGGCAATTTTTGGACGAATACAAGGTCCAGAACGAGCGCAAGGCAAACATCGACCTCAAGCGTGAGGAACGCAAGCAGGACGAGGTGAAGGAACGTGCACAGCGAGACCGCGAGCGCTCGGAGATGGAGGGGCGCATTGCAGCGCAGATGGAGCGCAGTAACAGCCTCATGGAGGCGATGAAAACGCTGATGGAGTCGGTTGTGGCGTCAAACGACGTCCTTCATGCGGATCTGGTCCACAGCCAGACACGCAGCCAGGGCATGGCTCAAAAGGTCGACCACATCTGCGACCGGGTCGATCTGCTCTACGACAAAGAATCAACAAGATAGGGATTCAAAATGACAGAGATTCAGGCTGGTCTCACAGTAGCCACGGTGCTTGTGGTGCCATACATCGTGCAGGCCATCAAGACCAAGGCAATGACCGGTAACGCCGCTCGCTGGACTGCGATCGCCGTATCGGTTCTGTGTGGCGCCCTCACAGCCATGGCAAGCGGGATGCCGACTGACCCAGGCGCCTGGGTGACATCAATCTTTGCTTGCGTCGGAGGCGTACAGGTAGCCTACGCAGCTTTCAAGAGCGTCGGAATCACCGACAAATGGCTCGATGCGCTGCTCGCACTCGGCGAGATCAAGGCGGACTAGTCATGGCAATCACCCAGCGCGAGGCATTCGCGCAGGTCATGGAGCATCTTGTCACCCATGATGGCGGTTCCGGTCATGGCTACTCGCAATACAATCGCATGGGCGACGGCACGACCGAGACGATCAGGCTGTCGGATGGCACGACCGTGACCATTGCCGGCGGCGACCGCGATTGCTCGTCTGCCGTCATTACGGCACTCCGCGCCGTCGGCATCAACACTTTCGGTGCCACCTATACCGGCAATATGGTCGAACAGCTTCTCAAGACCGGTCTTTTCGGTTGGCGCAAAATGGGCGTCAAGTCCGCTCAGCGCGGAGACATCTATGTCAACAAGCGCTGTCACACCGCCGTGTGCATCTCACCTTACGGATCCATGCGCGGAGACCTCTTGGCGCAGTTCTCCATCTCGGAGAAGGGCACCATCACTGGCACCAAGGGCGATCAAAACGCCCGCGAGTCCAACATCAAGGCCTACTATAGCTATCCATGGGATGGCACTCTTTATTGGCTCAGCGACGGCAAGACGCTCTTCGGCACCAATACCGAGGTCGCCGACAACACCGATGCCGATCTCGGCGACGTGCGTTATTGGGGTCCGAAATTCACGCGCGCAATCCAAAAGCAGCTCGGCACTACTGTTGATGGTTTGATTTCCGGGCAGTGGGATTGCAACAAGCGTTATTTCTGGGCTGTCGAAAACTGTGTCAATTGGACAAAGACCGGCAAGGGCGTTGGCTCTGACATGGTGCTCGCGCTCCAAAAGAAGATCGGCTGCAAGATTTACCCGATCGTCGGCGGCGTCCAGGCACGACAGATGACCAACGGCACCATCTACAAGCACCAGCAATGGCTTATTGCCAACGGCATTTCTGTCGGGTCGTGCGGCGCCGACGGATATCACGGCCCTGACACCAACAAAGCAGTCGCCCAGGCAATCAAGCGCAAGCTCTATGCGGCTTAGTTAGGAGCTTATATGTTAGGCAACATCCTCATGGTGCTTTTAGGCGCACAGCTTGGAGCTGCTGTCGGCGTGCTCGCCATGTGCTTATTCATCAATCGCAAATAGTGCTTCGCCCACTCCTGCTCTGCCGGGGTGGGCGTTTTTTCTTTCCGCTATCCCGATGACGGTGCTGTGAGCACACCTGGCAGCAACTACTAAGCTGCGAGCAGCACGCCAAAGCCGCCTTTGAGTGGCAGTATCCCAACGCTGTGATACACTTGGAAAAGTTCGGGATAATTCACGCCCGGGCTACCA